GTTTTCTTTTTCTTTGGAGTTCTGGACTCCTCCTTGACTGCTGGTTCCGGTTCAGACTTTGGCTCAGTAGGTCTTTCACCAACCTTCTGGAACTCAGAGTCCTTCTTTCCCAATCCAGGCAAGAATTCAAGATGCTCTTCAGCCACCTCTACAGGCTGCCCAGCCTTGAACTCATAGTACATTCCTTTGTTTGCTTTTGTCACGGTCATGCTTCTTTTCGATACTACTTTTACCATATGTTAACACCTCATGCTTCTTGTATTCCTGGCAGTTCTACCAGGACGTTCCGCTGGAAACATTTGTCTTTCCCGAACGTCGATGGGAGCATTGGCCCAAAGCCGACATAGCGGATGTAATCTACCTCTTTCCAAACTTTTTTGTTGCTCATGAAAAAATCTTTTATTTTTGTTGCAATTTCATCAACGTTCTTCTGGCTCAGGTCATAGCAGATGACACTGGCCCTGATATTTGACCAGGTATTGGATGCTCCACCAAGAGCTGCATCAACAGCAGTTGCCAGGTCAAGACCCATTCCAACACGTGGGAAGTCCTCTCTCTTGAGGTACTCCTGTGGATAATCAGGGAAGAGTTTGTCTGTGCTTCCCTGGTCATAATTGATAACATATGCCCCGCTCTGGGCATTTACAAACGAGATAACTCCGGTGCTGTAGTTGACAGTGTAGTCGTCTATCCAGGTCAAAGGTGAACCTCCAACAGTGATGTCTCTGACATTCTTCAACAGGGTAGGATTAGTTGCCAATGTATGGCTGTTGGCTGCAACGAATGTACCAGTGTCCTGGCTCGTTGTGACTCCCCTATCGCCAACTGAGAGTATGTCCGCATTGCGCAAGCGGATAACCATTTCTTCCTTCAAATCGTACAAGTTTATCTGTGCCATATTTCCTCCCTCCTGGGATTAAGATAGCTGAACCTCAGCCTACCTGAAATTTCTCGTGAACGCATCTTCCATTATCTTTGGGTAATCTCGGTCAATCACCTCGAATATGAACGGATTTGGTGCTGTTCCAGGATGTTTCACCTTCTTGGTGAAGACTTCCTTTCCATCAACTTTGAACCGAAGGAACTTCTTGTTCTTCGGCGTGATTATGTGTGGTGGAGTTCCATAGAGAACATAATCCAGGTAGTCTGCTGCCAGGATTATGATGTTGTTGTCTGTGTCAATCTTGTATGTGAAACTGTTCTTCAGGAACCCAGTATCAACTGGAGCTGCCTCAGCAAATGCTTGTGAGATGTTCAGACCAATCTCATTGAGTGCTTGGTTGAACTTTTTCTCCAAATCAGCTTCGTCAACTATCAGTTTCATCATACATCACCATGCAAGAACAGATTGCTGTAGTCATACACCTTCTCAGGTGCACTCCCGAACTTTCCGTATCTCTCGATATGGTTTTTGATTATGAATGAATCAAATCCCTTGGTCACTATTCCAGACGTTTCTGCAGCCAAATCGTGGCTCGCATCTGTGATTGTAAATTGAGTAGCTGTTGGTGTTGAAGCAACAGTGTAGAGGGCATCATAGTTTGTCGTGCCTCCAACAAATACCTTATCACCCACACTCAACCCATGGTTCTCTGAGGTACTGATGGTTATTGTGGTTGCATCCCCATCAATACTCGTGATTGTCAAGTCTGTCCCATTTGCATAGATGAAGTCATCCTTGGCAACACCAGCAACTGGTCTTGAAATGAGATATGCATCTCCACCTTCGATAAGACCTGCCTTTTCAAACATCCATTTCTTTTCAAGACGAAGGAACACGGCCAGAATCACACTTGCGGATGATTCATTTGCTGAGAGTGTCTCTTCACCAGTGATATTGTCGATGGTTCTTGTCTTCGGAACATGTACAACATAACGGCCCAACCTCTGGATGTAATGCGTATTGAATTGAGCTTCCGTTATCAGTGTTCCTCCCGTTGCCATTTCATATCATCCCATTACCACGAACGGCTTCTTCCTCACTATCTTGCCAAGAACTTCTTTGCGTTCTTCTCTCAATGCAAGGATACCTTGTTTGATGTTAGTCCAAGGTTCTCCAAGGCTGAACTGCATCTCTGGCAATGAACCAGAAGTGATGTCGTCGTAAGTAGCACCAATCTGTGCAGCAAGAGACCTAAGAGCTGCATCTACAGCACAGAGTCTCTGCACAGTTCTCGGAATCGGATATTCACCATAGAAATAATCTATGGCAATGAGTTGTCTTTCATTGTCTGCAAAGTAGCTTGCTTCGGATGTGCTTCCGAGCTGAATCTCACCAGAATCTCTCTTGATAATCAAGGTCGATGGTGTGATGCTCGTGCTATCTATTGTCAGCAAACGGATATTGCGAATTGGATAGAAATCCATGAACATGTTTGAGAGGCCGTTTCCATCCAGCTTGTCCAGGCCAGTGTCGCTTCCATCATGGTTTTTCCTGCATGGAGGCACAACTCTGTACTTGGATGTGTTGTCGATTGCAGCACTAAAAGCGGGAGAGACAGTCAGGGATGTCGTATCATTGTCTGTGATTTCTCGGTATTCTCCGGCGTTCGTTCCTTCATACACCCAGACCACATAACCTATATACTCATCTGCCGTCCACGATTTTCCTGAATCGGTAATCGTGGTTGCATCTCCTGACGTCGCCGTCCCGCTTGTCTCTATAGACCAGTAAACTGTACCAGTGTAGTCATCTATGAAATCCATTGCATCCAGGATATTTGCTGTGATATCGGCATCACTAATTGGCCCTCCAGAATCTGGATAACCAGCAGCCCTCTTCACATCCGCTACAGTACAGTACATTTTCTACCTCTAAACTGCTTTTGTCATAGCAACATACCACCAGCTTGTGCCGTTTGAACCGACAAGCCAGAAGTTGGTGTCCGCATTGTTGTCATCCACAAATGCCATGAATCCAGAACCCACAGTTGCTGGTGTTCCGAATGCTGAGTCGAGCTCGGCATCTGTTGGAGGGTTGGAAACATCGCTTGTGTCAACCTTCGTCATTATACCTTCTGCAGTTGCATCCACTTTCAAATCACAATCTATTGTAGACGTATCCACTGCAAATCGCAACGTTCCTCCAGTTGAGATTCCAATCTCATCATTTCCTACTCTATAAAGCCCTGTATTGCTGTCATTGCTGAATCTCAGAGCTGGACTGGCAACAGAACCATCTGGGAAATTACAGATATTTGCAAAGGAAGATTCTGTGGCTGCCAAAATAATCTTCCAAGCTCCTCCTACTGCAAAACGAAGTGAGGAACCTCCCGAATACATTCCTTGGTTGGTGTTAGCTGAGAATGAATATGATGGTGCTCCAGCAGAACCATTTCCCAATAATGAGGGGTCTGAACCTCCTCCAGCTGCTGCCCATTTTAATCCTGTTGACTCGGCTGAGTCAGCAGTCAGAACAGTATCATCAGCCCCAACACCAAGCCTTGCAAGGGCTGTATCAAAACCAAGAATATCTCCTTTCGTTGTCAGGGGTGCTACTCCAACTGGTCTCACTCATTTCACCTCATCTTGCCTTCTTCCTACCTTTCACAATAACTGTGTTGGTTGCTCCATCGGCCACTACTTTGACTCTGTAATATTTGTAATTGAAATTGTCAAAGTCAATTGCGAAGGTCTCAGTTCCGTTGGTCACAGTGATGCTTGCATTGCCCACTGAGTTATCATCAGTTCTGTAGCCTCCTTTCGTAACATCAATCCAATCTGCTGTTGCAGTATCTTCATCATTTGTTCCTTCCACAGTGAGTGTCAGAGTTCCATCGGCATCGATGAGTTTTCCAGTAAGGCTCATGTCGTCATAACCATCCATGGATTCCCCAGTCGCTGAAGGATAATAGTGGGTAGCTGCTGTGACATTGGTTGTATCAACCAAATCACTGAGAGTGGACTGGCCGAATACACGTCTGGCTATTTTGCCATCATATACTTTGTCTACATCTTCTGCCATGTGACTCTACCTCACTCAGATTCTTCCTCAACTTTCTTGCGTCTGCTGCTGACTTTTCGCCTGGAAGTTGTTTCCTTTTTTTCTTCCTCCTTTGGCTTTTCAGGTTCAGCTTTGGCTTCTTCCTTCCTTGGATTTTTCCATCCAGCACGTCCTTCCGAATCTTTTATCATAGGCATATATTTCACCTCAGTTTTTCGTTAAAATAAAAAGAAGAAAAAAATCAGGTTGCTTCGTCCTGACCCCATATGTATATGGTTCTTGCTTCGTTGTCAGTCGCTCCTGGAATAGTCACAACACCTGCTGCAGAAACAGAAGTTGCTGGAATCAGCCCATCTGTTGCACCAAGTACGTTGCATCCGTACACAGTCTGGATGACTGTGGATACATCAACTGTGTCCCCGTCATCTGCTGTTGCCGGAGTCACAATACTCCAAAAGTTCATACCTGCCATTGCTGCAATTTTAGTTACAGTACAATCTCCAATCGCTATTGCTGCCATTCATATCACCTATATAGAATCAACCCACTTGCTGGGGTTGCTGTTGCGCTGGTCAGTGTCAAGACGTTCGTGCTTATTGTCACGGGGTCTGCAACACCGTCAGCATCCGTTGTGAGCTGAGCCCATTTCACTTCAACTGCATTCTTCACAGTCCAAGTATCATTCTGAGCTGCTTTCGCTCCTGAATCTACCCAACCGAGCTTCCAGCCTTTGAGGTTACTCCCAGCTTGGGGCATAATCTCTTCAGCCGTCACGTTCACATTCGTTGCCATGATATCACCCTAAAATAAAGGAATAGAGGAAAAACCTCTATGCCGATATCTCAGTAATACTGGAACAGAATGCTGTGTTTCTGATGATGAGTGCCTCGTAACATTTGAGAGCAAACTTCTCAGAGTCGTTTGTTCTTGCCAGGTCGAAGTAGGTCAAGTCCTGCAATACAGCCATGTGCACGACGCTCATGTCCAAGAAGTAAATTGCTTTGCTTCCAGAGACATTGCTCATGAACATGCTCGGAATGACTGGTACGTCACCCACCATTGTGTGAAGCACAATAGTTGTGAATCCCCAGAACACCTGCTGTGTTGGTTGCATGTAACCAATCTTTGCTGTCAAGAGTCCGAGCAAGTCAGTGTAAACACCGCTTGAACAGATAGCCAAGTTTGGTCTTCCTCCGTCATCGAAAGCATTTTTGATTGCTGTGTCGATGTCGGCAAGTCCAAGTGCTGACGTGTTCTTGTCAACTGTGTTGGTTGAACTCATGAGTTCGATGACACCATCATACTCCTCTGGGTTTGTGGTTGCGTCACCAGTAATCATAAGCTCTTCCTGAAGCTCACGAATCTCTCTTGTTTTTACGAGAACTTCTTGCTGCTTTGCGTTTGATGCTGCTTGAGCTCCAAATGCGCCAGTTGCTCCAGTTGCTGTCATTCCTTCAAGAACGAAGCTTGGCTGAGCTGCAATCGCTGGGCCAGTGACACGTCCGACTGCATACAGATACTTTATTGGAGTAGCTGACCTTGCATAGGTTGTGTTTGTCTCAGTAAGAGCTGCATCTTCAGCAAGTGCAACAGCTCCACCCTTTGCAGTAATCTTGTTCCATGTGTAGACGTTAGAGGTACATGTGACTCTTGGAACAAGTTCCACGAATGGAGTCCATTTCCTGGTTACATCCACAATCCTTGGGTCAAGATATACGGGGATTGTTGAAACACCAACTGCATTTCCGGTGTTGGCTGTGAGGCCACCGATGCTGTGTGCTTTCATCTCGAACTTTTCGAGACCCTTCATGTATGCACTTCCAAGTGCACCCTTCTCCTTGTCTCTCTCATCTACCGCAAGAGATTTGTAATCGAGTCCGTATGGGTTCTGGTAACATGTGTTGTTGGCCATCTTCCCAAAAGACTGCTCATAAGCGGTAGCAGGAGCAAATCCACTTTCAATATTTCCTGTTTGTGCCATTTTTCATCACCTTATCAATTGCAGAGGAGTCCTTTCAGATGCTTTGAGCTCTGGCTGGTCTTCTACTGCTTTTTGTTCCACCTGTGCTTTGTGCACTGGTTTCTCAAGCTGAGCTTTGAGTTCAGCTATCTCCTTGTCCTTTGCCTCGACTTCCTTGCTTTTTGTTTCAAGTTTAGCCTTCAGCTCGTCCAAGGATTTCTTCTCTTCGGTCTCCTCTTCAGGTTCCTTCTTTGCTTCTTCTTTGGCCTCCTTAGAGGGTTCCTCCTTCTTTTCTTCTTCCTTCTTCTCTTCTGGTTTGTCACCCTCAGCCTTTGCTTCAGGTTTCATCTCAGGAGTAGAAGGTTCAGATGTAGAAGGCTCGTCCTTTTTTTCTACCATTTTATCACCTTCATTCATTGCTTGTACAGACTTCATGAATACAGCCTGCATCTTACACTCAGGATTTACTGGGTTTCCAGTAAGAGCAACATTGAGCAGCTCAATTTTCTTCAGAATTCGGGCTTTCACACCGTTAACAATCTCTTCATCTGCTCTGATTGCCTTGTATGCAATCGAGAATGCGTCCAGGAAACCATCCTTGATGCTTCCCCAAATCGCTTTGAAATTTGGAGCGTGTTTGTTGATAATTGCCTTAATCCATATCCCTTTTGTGTCTCTTTTGGCATCGACAATTCTTCCAGCGGGCAAAGTCTTGGAGGATTTTCTCCAGGCCTCATGCTCGACGTCGAGTTTCACATTCCCGCTCTTAATCTGCAGCAGCATGTCATCCAGGCATTCCTGGGAGACAATGTCATTGTAGATGTCGATGTCAGGAGTAGATACATAACCTTGAACATAAGGAACTTTTTCGCCGTTGGACTTCGTCTCTATTCCCCAAGAAACCGTGTCTGTGTAAAATGTGAAGTCATCTGGCATAGTGGACAACGGAGCTCGTTGTTTATAATAGGCTTGCATGGAGAAATTCCATTGCTTATAATAGGCTTGGTTACTTGACCGTTTCCTGCCTGCTTCCATAGCTGTTGATTTGGAAGTGGATATCGAACTCCAGAATCGCTGGTGATTGTGCTGCTGTTGAACCGACCCAAGTGTCGTCAGCTCCTGTGTCGCTTCGGTAGATTTTGAGCATGATGATGTGAGAAATCTTCAGGCCTGTTCCGCTCACCTGGACAGAAGAAGTGATTTCATGCTTGTCATCAGTCCCAGAGCACGCATCAGACAAATCAACTGTAGATGACGAGACAAAAGTCCCATTAACATTGGCAATCGTATAATCAACTTTCCAACCAACAAGATTTCCATCTTCCTCATTGCCCCTGTCACAAGGAGTCCAGTGGATGTGGAAATAGAGGTCAGTGCCGAATTTATAGACCTTGAAAGTAGTACCTGCTCCTCCTGGTTGCCAGTTTGAAAGCGTCGGGTCTCCTGAACCAGCAAATTGGAACGCCCCTGGAACAACACGCAAGTCATCCCAGAACACCTCATCAGGATTCTCTATCGCATAGGCAATCCCCAGATATGGGTTCAGAATCTTGATGATGTGCTGATGGAAGGTCATTGTTTCACGAGCTCC